TCCTGAAATGTATCGCCTCCCATCCAACGACCATATGCTTCCATCAGTCCTGATGAAAATCCATCGTTAGCAGTAACAGTATTTACGGTTCTCTGTTTTTCCATGTTAAATTGTTGACAGTTCTCTATGGTTTATTTATATCTCTAATATCTTTTACCCATGCACGAAACATCTCTCCACCCTCTGTAACACAGATAACATAGTTCACACCTGACCTATGGATGGTTCCTTTCTGTCCTGTAAGGGCATTCATTACTACGTCACCCTCAACAAATACTTTTTTCTTCCTAAAACTTTGTCTCAGTGCTTGCTCACGTATTTTTTTAAAGTCTTTCATTCAACACTTCCACTTCCTAAGTGCCAATGCCTTACGAGTTGGTTTACCATCCTTTTTCATTGGTCCTTTTACACCACTCATTCTAGCACAGAAAGATTTCTTTCTCGGACCACCCTCAGGTTGTGGTCTCTTTAAATCACTGCCAGGATTTTCACGTTCGTAAGATTTGCGACCCTTTTCATTCAGACCACCAGATTTATTCTTACCTTCCTTACGTTGCCAAGCAGATTCTTGAAATTGTTGTAATGTTTTCATTTAAAATTCGCTGGTAAATTTGCTGCTATCTCTATCATCATAGCATTACATTCTTTATCATTCAATGTTTTAGGAATACCAGCACGAAATGCCTTAAAATCACCAGCAAATGCTGCTCTCCTCATCTTAGTACCAGACACTGCAAAGGTATCACCATCTGCATCTCTAGAACCTGAAGATATGATCTCCAAAACACGAAATGAAAAATCTTTATCATTCCCGTTATATTTATGAAGAAACTGCATCGCAGCAACCCTATCAGATCCTACTAAAAACACTGCTTCATCATACCCATCCATCATCAAGTCCTTCATAATAGCAACAGGTTCTCTGGGACCACTATGAATCTTACCTTTATGTTCAGGAAACATCTTATTCAACCAAAATAGTTTTCTATCAGGTGGAAGTGGATTCTTACCCTTAAGATCATGTGTCTGTGAAATGTAAATACGATAGTCTAGACCACCAGCAGTACGTTTGACACCAGCAAAGTTATCTTTGTGTCCTGAAGTAGGTGGTTGAAACCTACCAAATGTAAAATAGCATCGTTTACCCTTTAACGCCATTGCTTTGCCAAAGTAAAGTTGATGTAGGAGAACTCCAAACGGTTAACAAACTTAATCATATCACCATTCCTATGTAGGACGTAACCCTCTGGTCCAGTTATCTTATAACCTTGATCTGTCTGAGCAAATGTTTTAAAAGTTTCAAGATGATCTAGTTTATCAATAACCATCTGCTTGACTGTCTGCAACTCTTTATATAATCCAAGCATAGACTTAAATTTACCTTGATTATCTCTAAGATAATTCTGACTGTTATGTACTAACTTACTCTTCTGTGCCTTAGTTGATGCTGTTTTAATCTTATCAAGCATTGCTGTAGTCTTATCATAGTAAAAATTATAAAGGTTTTCAAATGCTGTATCAGCATTATTAATGTTACGTGCTGCTTTGATTTCAGCATTGAAAAATGGTTTTAAATATGACGCAACATGCCACTTCTCATCACCTGTCTTACCTGTATTACTAACTAACTCATCAAGAAAATAACCACATGCACCACACATACTCTCTATAGTTTTTACATGCCCATCAAACTTAACTTCTTCTTGATGATTTAATCCAACCTTATGCATTGGTGTATCATTATCAATAGCAAATACATCCTTACTAGAAGAAACCTTTGCTCCAGCAACTGCTTGCATACTTAAAAAATCTTGGCCAGTATAGTGTGTATGAAATACCACTCCAACCTGTGCTGCTGCTACTTTCTTACCTACCTCATGGTCTGTTGGTATAGCATAGGTTATAGTATTAGGTCTAAATGTATGCAATTTCTCACCATGTATAGTTTCTGTCGTAACATCACCAGGAGTAAAAACAAGATCACCTTGAACTATCCCTTTAATATCAAGATCTTTAAAATACTTCAAACAAAATTTTAACTTCTTAGGTAACTCACCTCCATCAGGATAGTACTTATCAATATCAAATTCTCTATAACATATCTTAGGTTGTTGAGCAAAGACACTCTTAGTTCCTACAAAGAATAAACCTACATTAGGATCTATACCACACACTACAGCAGGAGCTCCATCCCATTTAGTCTGCATAAATCCTGTACTGTTATCACATCCAAGCATCCTCCTTAGTTCCTGTAGGAAACCAACAGCAGCCTTACATCCCTCAACTCCATAGTTGAGCATCTCATCCTCAAGATGTTCTAAGTGTTTTAGTTGAGTTACGTTTGCCATCAGTTTATCATCTTAAGAGCTTTACTAGACACACCACTAAATGTATCATCAGTAGCTTCCCAAAAGAAACTCTCTTTAGTCTCACCATTAAACTTATATCCTGCTTGTAAGTGAGTTGGATATATTCTCTTAGGATCTGCTGTTGTTTTTTTATTAGAAGTATTTCTAATATTAAATTGTAAATTTAAAGTTTTTGTTTTCATAACAATATTAACACGTTTAGCACCATCACCACTAGTACCACCATACTCTATAGTAATACCACCCTTATTTGGAATACAAGATTGGTTAAGAAATTTCTCAGTCATTTTCATATGAAATATCTTACCTTTATCCAAATGAACATAATGAAATCCATATCCCAAAGACCCTTTTATCAATGCTGTAAGAAGATCATGGTCAAAATTATCTCCAGGTTTTGAAGTTTCACTATACGCACCACCTTCATTAGCTTCATTAAAAACCTTACAGAATTTATCCTCGTCTAAACCAAATGTATTAAGTAATGCTTGCCCATCTGTTAACTTAATATTACTTGCTTGGATATCCTCAATAGGAAAATAATTCTTCCTTACTCCCAAATTAACCAAAGCAGTAGTTCCACTTGTCTTAGCAGAAATATAAGTCTTCCCTGTCTTATCCCCTTCAACTGTTACATCACTTATTTTTTCTCCAATATCATACCCTGCTCCACCACCTGCATCTCCAACATACCATGTTCCATTCTTAAGTTTAAGTGGTCTCTTAGTATCTACACCACCCATCACTGTAGCTCTTAGAGTTCTGTTATTAAACCAACCATAATCATCATTGACTAATGCAATTTGTCTTATCATATTCTGAATAGCATTAGACTTACTTAAATAAGTGTCACCTTCTTCAAACCATTTATTAATATCTTTCGCTAATACAACCTCAAACTTATTACCTTGGTTAGCTGATCCTCTATTACCTCTACTACCGTTACCAAAATCTACTTTTAAATTCTTTAGTCCAGCAACTTTCTCAAATGTGTCTATGCTTAAACCATATTGTTTCTCAAAAACTCTAGCAATTAAAACTCTTTTCTTTCCTGCTGATGATTGCTCAAATGCTAATGGAGAGTTTTCTTTAGGATAATTTTCACTAAGATGACCCCACAAAGTCATTACCTCTGCCTTAACATCATTAGACATATTACAGGTCTCAGCAATTTGACCACATGTTTTCTTATCAGTTGGTATTTTATCCCAAGCCATTAAAAAGAGGGTAGTTACCCTCTATTTATTATTCAAATGTTATAAGTTTTGAATACTTGTCATACAACTCACCCATTTTAGGTTCAGTCCCACGTGATTTCCACATCTGCTGTAGGATAAGTTTCATATCATCCATTGGTACTACAACAGATAGATTATCATGAGTGTATGCTTCAGTCATCGGTCTCCTTTTGCACGTACTTCAGAATGTTCCACACTAAATGAACCACCTGGATATCTTTTCTCTAACTTCTTAACATTACCTCTGACAACATCATCAAATGGTACATCTAATGCCATACATGCTTGTGCAACATACCATAGTACATCACCCAATTCTATAATAAGATGCTCTCGGTTATCTTCATTCCATGGCTTGCCTTGGAATACCATCTTCTTTACTATCTCAGTAAACTCTCCACCTTCTGCACTGATACCAACAGCAGCAGTTAGAAGACGTTCAATATTAGCACCTTGTCTATCAAGATCACCTAAACGATCAGCAAGAGAAACAAAATCCTTAGAGCTATCAGATGTTACAGCATCTACAAACTCAGTGTACTTATTAAAATCAATAGTCATTATTCAAATCCATAAATGTGTTCTTTTAAAAAATCAGTACTAGATTGAAGGGAATCAACATATTTCTGATTGTTTATATAATCTTGTGTCCATTCATCATATACTGCTTGTAGATTTTTATCTGTTTCTGGATTAGAATTTCTAACCCAATCTAACAGATTATTACTCATAGGTTTATAACCCATACCAGACAATATATATGCTGCACCTATATGTTGTATATCCCAAACATGCTCAAACTGATGGAAGAATAGAAGCATCTCATAAGCATTTTTAAATGTAGTTCCTCCACTCTCTAAGTGTACAGGATAGAACTGATCATCTGGTACATTCCTATAATCTTTTTCCTGTGTATGATACTTCCAATAAGGTGTATCATCTCTAGATGATAATGCATAATGATGACAAACAAAATCTCTAAATCCAAGAAGAACTTGTGATGCTTGTTGATTATATCCATCAATATCAAACCTAGAAATATTACATTCTCTTCTTTCCAACAACTCACTAATAAATGCAAGAACCTGATGTGTTGAAACTAAAGTAGTAGACTCTAATGGTTCTACAAATGCGTAAGCAAGACCTACACCAACAACATTCTTAACCCAACCATCTCTGCGTATACCGTGTCTAATATTAATCTTATTAACTTCCACATCCTCAACACCAAGATGATTCTTAAATTCTTTTAGTGCTGTTTCATCATCTACAAACTCACTAGAGTAAACATATCCAGTACCCATTCTATTCCATAATGGAATATTCCACACCCAACCATTTTCAATAGCAGTACACTCAGTAACATTTGTTAACTGGGTTTCTTTATCTGTGTAAGGAATGTGTGCAGAATATGCTCTATCATTAGACAACCAAGGTTTAAAAGATAGAAATTCAGATCCCATTTCTTTCTCTAGAAGAATAGAATTAAATCCACTACAATCAATAAAGAGGTCAGCACTATACTCACCATCATTACCAATAACAGATGTCACATATCCATCATCATCTTTATGAACTCCAACTATATCATCCAGAACATGAACGACATCATTAGGTAAACAAACATTATCCTTCAAATACTTAGCAAACAATTCTGCATCAAAATGATAAGCAGTATCTTGTCCAAAATCATAATTCTTTAATACTTTATGTCTATTATCACATTGCTTATTTTCTTCTGCTAAAAGATAATTAGCAGGATTCATAAACTGACAGAATGATGACTTAGGTAATTTATACTTTGCTGCTAACTGAGCCCACCCAAAAATACTTTGAGGTGCTCTAGATCCACCAAAAGGATATTGAAAATCATCACCTTTCCAACTGAAATCTGTAAACTTAATAGAGTTCTTATACGTAGCATTGCACTCCTTCATCCAATCACTATCTTCTAATCCAACTTGTTTTAGAAACTCATTGAACTGAATGATAGTTGATTCTCCAACACCAACCTTAGGTATTGTAGGAGATTCTACTATGGTAACATTAATATCATCCTTAAAAACTTTGGCAAAAATAGATGCAGTCATCCATCCAGATGTACCACCCCCAACAATAACAACACTTTTAATCTTCATACATTCCACTCAGCAAATTTAGATAATCTATTTTGTGTTTCAGAGAACTGAGGCATCTCTTCTTCCTTCTCATCCATCACAGATGTACTATCAGCAACATCATACAACCTCATCTTAGATCTGTCAATACCCACCATAAACTTTTTGTTACTGGTAGGATCATTGTATCTATTCTTCAATTGCTTGACCATTATACGTCCTTGGGATTCCAATTCCTCGCTAGAAATGAGAGCGAACATAAGGTCAGCAGTAGCAGGGAGTCCAAAGGATTCTGAAGTGTCAGTGAGGTCAGGATCACTAGACCCAAAACCAGCACGAGT